GGAATGGTAGTTATTCTAAAACTATTGTAATTCCTGGGACTAAGAATAATAACTTTGTGCTTGGTGGATTATTTGATATTAATGCAGATTTTACTCTGTTCAATCCAAATAAAAAGACCCAAGCTAAATTGTTGGTTAATAGTGAGATAGTTATAGATGGTTTTTTACATCTAACTAATATCAGAAAATTAAGTAATGTAGATCCTCAAGGTAATAGTATATTTTATGATATGGTTATCTTTTCAAATGCTATTGATTTAATGAGTGAATTGGGTGATGCAGAACTAAAAGATTTATCTTCACTCGATATTTATAATCATGATTATCTATCAGATACTATAGTTAATAGTTGGACAAATACTTGGGAAGATGGTTATGTATATCCTATGATTGGAACTCAATTTGATGATAGCAAGTATAACATAAGAAACTTTTATCCAACAAGTTTTTATAAGACAGTACTTGATGCTGTTATTACTGGAGCAGGTTATGGTTGGGGAGGAAGTTTTAAAGATAATCCACAGTTTGAAAAGGAGATTCTACCTTATACAGGTAATGGCTTACCTAAAATTAGTGCAGTTGATACAGCTGATAGTGGATTTAAAGTTGGAGTTACAACAGACCTTAATAGTGTTTTTAATGGTGGTTTTGTAAAAGGTCCTGATTTTTGGAGTCCATTAAATTCATCTTTAGATACTACAATTATAGCACCATTTACGCAAATTATAACAGACGCAGGAAATCAGTGGTCTGCTGGTAATTTTGAAGCAGAAATAAAGAAGGCTGGTTCATATAGATTCAAATACGATTTCAATTTTAAAATGAAATACATTAATCCATATAGTAGTGTGATTAATTTTTTTAACAACTGGAAATATAGATTAATATATCAAGTAGAAAGAAAAGGACCTACTGCTCTTTCATTTTCTGTTATAGATACCTTTATGATTGATAATATAGGTAGTCCAGGACCAGTAGCAGCTAATAATAGTAGATTACAATCTTTATCTATTAATGGTACTACTAATGATTTTTTATTAGCTAAAGATGATAAAATAAGAATAAGAATAAAGGCATATACCATTACTGGTAAAGTAGAGAAACTGGCATTAAATAAATCGGCTGATGACTTAGAAAACGCAATTGTATTTGATGGAATAAATACATTAGAATTAATTTCATTAACTGATACTTTAAGTATTGGAGGTAAAGTCCGATTACAGGATTACTTACCCAAGTTCAAACAAAAGGATTTATTATCGGATTTAATAAAGCGATATAATCTTATTATACATATAGACGAAGATAATCCTAATATATTATTATTTGATAGTTATAATGATTATTATGCAAATAATACAGAAGTATTAGATTGGAGTAGTAAAAAAGATTATTCGAGAGAAGACGATATTAAGTTATTAAGTGAATTGCAATTTAAAAAAGTAAAATATACCTATACAAAAGAAGATACTGCTGATGATATAAACGTTGATTATTATGGAACTACTAATGAAATTTATGGGGAAGTAGATATTGTATTTGATAACGATTTTGTTACTGGTGATAAAATAATACAATCACCATTTAGTCCGACACCGACGGTAAAGACAAGTTTTGGTGCATACTTACCATCTATCAATAGAGATAATCCTGTGGGTAATCCTCGGGTATTGTATTATGGAGGTTTAAAAAACTTAGGTGGAAATAATACTTGGACTTTAGATGGTGTAAGTAGAAGTCAATACCCTTATGCAGGGCATTTTGATGACCCTATACTACCTAATTTAGATTTAAACTTTGATATTTGTAGATATTACTTTTTTGATGATACAATAGCTTACACCAGTAATACGCAATACAGTAAATATTGGGGTATATATATAAATCAGATTTCAAATGGTAAATTATTAACAGCTTATTTTAATCTAAATGAAACTGATATTAGAAAAATTAGAAACAATTTATCTTTTAAAGTATGGGTTAAAGATGCTTACTATTATATCAATAAAGTTTTTGATTATAATCCTTTAAAAAATGATGTAACAAAAGTAGAGTTGATAAAAGTAGAAGAATTGGGTGGTTATCTAGATGAAGGTATCGCACCTTCTATTCTACGAGGTAGTGATGCTTGTCCTAATGATTTAACTGTAGTAGAATATACATCAACAACAGGAGGACCTAAGATTTATATATACATGTCAGAATCTAATCAAGTTGTTACTGAAGATTGTTGTGATAGTCTTGGAGGTTTTTGGAACGCAAATACCAATAGTTGTGAGTTGATAGATACAACCACTTATTATGTAACTACTCCACCAAGTATAATAGCAAGAAAACAAAATGTTAATATTGCTTATGATGCTATATCAATTGGTACAAATAACTTATTAGGAGGTTTAAGAGTAGAAGAAGTTACAGATGTAGATGATGTTGTAGGTTTTGTATCAAAAATAAATAATCAATTTGTATTAGGAAATGATAATGAAGCTTTATATGATAAAACATTAGTAGTAGGTGACTCTAATGTTATAGAGAATAGTTCAATAACTATATTGAATGGGTCAGGTAATACAGTTTCATCAGTTGGCACAACTCTTATTGGTGCTGTAGATCAAACTATAGACGATCCTAATAGAGTATATCTTGGAGATAAGTTCAAAGTAGATACTAAAACAGGAGAACGCTATATAGATGGTATAAGTGTTGAGCAAGTATTACAAAAAGCTTTAAGAATACGTGCTGATGATATTGCAACTTTGCATAATACACCAATAGTATTGTTAGTTGCTCAAGGAGAGAGTAAGTATATAGATTTATTGAGTGCAACATGTTATGTTGACTTTAATACTACTGCATATAGTGGTGATAATGACTTGGAGATTTATGTTAATACAGCAGAACAACCTGTATTTATTGGTGAGGATTACTTACTTTCTAGTTCTAGTGTAGTATATAACTTCAAGCCTTATGCTATAACTTCACCTGAGACGCAAACAGCTTTGAATGAACCATTAGAAATTAAATTAACTAATGCAGTTACTGATGGAGATAGTGATATTATTATAATCTACAGTTATAAAGTTGTAGATTTAACAGGTATATAAGATTAGGACTGCATGATGCGACTACTTTTTGTTTTGTTACTTTTTTTTCTTCAAGAAAAGAGTGTCGCATCAGAATTCCTACTTACAACATTAGTACAAACAAATAAATATTTAACAGTATGGCTAAAGATAATATAAAAATAGATTTAAAAGTAGATGGCGTACAGGATGTCAATAAGGCAACTGATGCAGTAAAGGATTTGACCGCTGCATCAAAGGATTCTGCTAATGCTGTAAAAGAATTAGGAGAAACATCTGATTTATTTTCAGAAATTAAAAGTAGAGTACAAGGTGCAATAAGTGGTGTCAAGGCATTTGCAAACTCTTTCAGGACAGTAAAGGGTGCAATAGCAGCAACAGGAATTGGTGCTTTGTTAATCGCAGTCACAAGCTTAATAGCTTACTTTAAGAATACTGAAGCTGGAGCTAGAGCTTTGGCTATTGCTACTGCTGCTTTGGGTGTAATATTCGATAAAATTACCGAAAAACTAGCTACATTAGGTCCAGCATTAATTGAAACGTTTGAAAAACCACAAGAGGTAGTTAATGACTTAAAGGATCTTATAACAAATAGTCTTTTAAGTAGTTTAGAAGGTATAATTCAATTTTTTCCAAGATTACAGAAAGCTGTTGAATTGGCTTTTAAAGGTAAATTTAAAGAAGCAGGTAAAGTTGCAGTAGATGCATTAATACAAGTAAATACAGGTATTGAAAATGGAACTGATAAACTTGGAGATTTAGGTGACAAAGCAAAAGAAACCTTTGATGATCTTAAAAAGGATGTTGAAGAAGCTGTAGAAGTCGCAACGAAATTAGTAGATGGAACTGAATCTTTAAGGAAAGCAATAAATGCCGTAAAAGTAGAAAACGCACAATTAAATAGAGAGTTAGAAACTCAAAAACAAATTGGTGAAGATACTACTAAGGGATATGAAGAGCGTAGAGCAGCTTTAATCAAGGCAGGTGAAGCACAAGTAGCAATAGCTAATAACTCTCGTGAGGAAGCTAGATTAAACTTGTCATTATTGCAATTACAGCGTAGTATGACATCTAATATAGAAGAACGCAAGGCACTTGATGCACAAATAGCTGATGCTAGAGCAACACAAATAGAAGCACAGACAGCTTATGAGATTGAATTGCAAGATGTTAAGAAAGTCACAAGAGAAATAGACTTAGAAGAATTAGAACGTGTAAAAGCTATTAGTGATATTATTCGAGAAGCTAATGTTGATAATACTTTATCTAAGTTTGACGCTGCAATTAAACAAAACAAAATAGATGAAGAAGCAGCATTATTTGAGTTAAATTTACTTAAAGCTACTGAGGAAGAAAAGCAGAAAGTTCGTGATGGATTTGCTAAGCAAAGACAGGATTTAGATGCAGAAAGAGTAGAAGAAGAAAAACAAAGATTACAAGCTCAAGTAGATTTAGCAATAACATTCAAAGCTAAATTTGTAGATGTTACTAAATCTGAATTTGATTTAAAACGTGATGAAGTAAATAAATTTTATTCGGATAAAGCTGCAAAGATGAAGGAATCATTATCAAATGATTTGATATCACAAGAAGCTTATGATCTTTTAGTATTAGAAAACACAAGAGCACATAATGAGGAAGTTGCAGTAATAGATACAGCGGCATTAAAAGCAAAAGAAGATGAAGAAGTAGCCGCTAGAAATCGTAAATTAGGTGCATCACTAAATGTATTAAGTGCAGTATCTAATCTAGCAGAATTATTTGCAGGTAAAAGTAAAAGAGCAGCTAAAAGAGTATTTAAAATACAAAAAGCTACAAGTCTTGCGTCAGCAGCTATAAACACATATTTAGGTGCTACATCTGCATTTGCGATGACTCCAGGTGGTCCAATAATCAAAGGTATAGCAGCAGGTCTTGCAGTTACAGCAGGATTATTGAATATTAAAAAGATTGCAGCTACTAAATTTGATGATGGAAAAGAACCAACATCAGAACCTCCAATTACGATGCCTACGTTAGGTGGATCAGGATCAGTTGTATCTCCACAGGAAGCACCAGTACCTCCAAGCATGTCTTTGGATAATTTGAATGGAAGTTCTTCTAGTACACAATCGTTATCGTCTGGTTTAGGAATGAATCAACAAAACACAAGCATTAGAGCGTATGTTGTTGAGCAAGATATTACAGAAACACAAAATACTTTACAACAATACAAAGTAAGAAGTGAGATTGGATAGTTTTAATCTAAAAAGAGGGTGTTTTTTATCTAAGTTGTCTTACATGATAGAAAACATCCTACATAAACCAAATATTAATATATAAACAAGTTATGGAAAACAAAATGGCAACCGCAAAAGAAAGATTATTTGAATGGACTATAGATGACGTATTAGACGGTGTCCGTAGAATTAGTTTAGTAACTGCACCAGCTACACAATCTGATTTTATGTTGTTTAGTCAAGATGAATTGAAGTTCAAAGTGACAAATACAGATAAAAAGGTTATTACAGGTATCGCTATGAGACCAAATATGCATATTCCACGTAGAGATGCTGATGGAGAGTTGTATTATGGGTTCTTTAGTGAGGAAACTGTAACTAGAGCAAGTGAATTGTTCTTCAGAAATGGACAGAATACTAATACAACCAATTTAGAACACGAATTTGATGTAGATGGTATTTATGTTTTTGAAAGTTGGTTAGTTATTGATCCTGAATCTGATAAAAGCAAGAGTTTAGGAATGTCTGATGTACGTAAAGGTGATTGGATAGTTAGTATGAAAGTCGAGAATGACCTTATATGGAATGAATTCTTAAAAACAGGTTTAATAAAGGGATTTAGCGTTGAAGTAAAAGCTACTGAGAATCAAGTAGTAAATACACAAGATGAATTATTTGCGTGTATCGAAGTTATTTTAAACTCAAATGCGTCTGATGAAGATAAATTCAATCAAATCAGTGCAGAAATAAAGTAAATTGTACGTTATAGCATACTTTTTACTACATAAATTTAGATATAATATATAATCTAGTAATCAAACAATTATGGCAAACACAAACGAAACAAACAAGACTCAAATAATGGATAAGGTCAGACAATTATTTAACTTTTCAGATAAAACTGAAGATACGAACGAAGTAGAAACTAAATTAGAAGATGTCGTAGAAGTTAAAGAAGATGTAATGGCTAAGTTTATTGACGTAACACTTGATGATAAAGTTATCAGAATCGAAAGTGAAGTAATTGAAGCAGGTTTACCTGTCTTTTTAGTAGTTGAAGAAGTAGCAACTTTAGTAGAAGATGATTCTGCTGATGGTACTTACGAATATGAGGGTCAAACCTTTATTGTAGTAAGTGGTATGATTACAGAAGTTATGCCTACTGTAGAACAAGAACAAGAACAAGAAAAAGAAGATATTTCTGAAACAACAGAAGAATTAATTGAATTAGAACAAGATGAAGATGCTGAAACTAAGAGCAAAGAAACTAAGATTTCACAAAAAGATAAAGAAACAGAAGATGAGAAAGTATTCGATTTTGAATCAGCTTATCTCGATTTAACAGAAAGAATTCAAAAGTTAGAAGCTCAAGCGTCAGAATCTAGTAAAGTTCAAGAAAACTTTTCAGGAGAATTAAAGAATTACGTTTCAAACACTCCTCATGATATGGAGTCATTAACTAAATTTAAAACAGAAACAACATTTACGAAAGGTTCTACATCAAGTTTAGAAGACATTCGTAATATTAGAAACCAAAAAACTAAATAAATATTATTATGGGATTAAATGTAAGTGCATTAACTAAATATACTGATCAGACTTCAGGAATGTTGATCAAAGAAGCAGTATTGAAAGGACGTACAGTAGCTACCGTAACTGTTCAAGGTGGCGTAAAACATAAAGAAACAATTAATACATTATCTACAGCTTTAGTAGCTCAAGCAGGTGCTTGTGGTTGGAATGCAGCAGGTACAACTATCTTAGATCAACGTACGCTTCATGTACACCCAGTTAAAATTAACGAAGCAATTTGTTTGACTGAATTGGAAGATTATTACACATCAGCGATGATGAATCCTGGGAGTTATGCAGAAGATATTCCTTTTGAGCAGGTATTTGCTGAAAACAAACGTGATAAAGTTCAAGCTTTAGTAGAAGACTTGATCTGGAAAGGTGATATCGCTAATGGTTCTGGTAATATGGCTTTTGCTGATGGTTTTGTATTATTGTTGGATACAGATATGGATGCTGCTTATGAAGGTTCTTATACAATTTCTACTTTCGGTGATGATGTTATTGACACTGTTGATGAAATGATTGGTAAATTGAATGAGAATGTTATTGATGCAGAAGATTTGACTTTGTTTATGTCTTATGCAAATTACCGTACTTATGCAAAAGCGTTGAGAGATGCTAATTTGTTTGCATATAGCGGAGCAGAAAGTCAAGTAGAAGCTTTCTCTCAGATGCACCCGGGAACTAACGTTAAAGTAATGGGCGTTAAAGGTTTGAATGGTATTAACCGTATGGTCTTATCTCCAGCATCTAACTTGGTAGTTGGTACAGATTTATTGAATGATGCAGAAGACTTTAAAATCTTTTATTCTGAAGATAATGATGAAGTTCGTTTCTTAGCTAAATTCAAAGTAGGAGTACAAACACAATTTATTGATTACGTAGTTTATTACACAGGATCGTAATCTTAAAGTTTTAATAGAATAATTTAAAGAATTTAAAAGCTCTGTTATCGTATGGTGCAGAGCTTTTTTTATAAAAAGAAAAAGAAAATCTAAATATAATATATATGGCTTGTTTAATAGACACAGGATATGTCTTAGGTTGTAGAGATAATATTGGTGGTGTTAAGAAAGTTTTTATTGGAAACTTTTCAGCAGCAGCAACTTATACAATTGTAGATGAAGATATCACAGGAACAGATAGTACGGTTTCTTATAATACATTTGAGCAGGAAATGGAAGCTGCAACATTTAATCAAACAGGTACTTTTTCAACAGAAAATGGTACTGTATTTTTCACACAAGATGTTGGGTTGATTTTCCACAAAAATGATACAACGTTACGTAATACTTTAGTAATTTTAGCTCAGGCTAATTTAAGTATTATCGTACAAGATCAAAGAGATCAATATTGGTTGTTAGGTATGGCAAATGGTGCTAGAGCTACAGCAGGTGCGATGAATACAGGTAAAGCATTCGGAGATATGAATGGTGTAACAATTACTTTACAAGGAAAAGAACCTGTTCCAGCACACAGAATTGATGATATTTCAATCTTTACAATTGTAGCAAACTAAGTTTTGCAATATAAAAGATACACACAAAACCTCTAAATATATTCATTTATGTTTAGGGGTTTTTTTATACCTAAAAATATGATATTAATAGACAAAACACAAGTAGATCCTTTTGCTAATAAAGTATTTACTTTGCGACCTACATTAATAGATCCTAAATTTCTTATAGAATTAGAAAATAAGATAACAAATGTAATTACAATATCTCCTTTGACTGATTCTTCAACTGTAAACTATATTCAAGTGTTTAATTTTGATTTAGTAGGTATAGAAACTCTCGAAAATGGGAATTATAACTACAAATTATATGAAGGTACTTCAATTACTGGTATAGATTCTGATTCTAAACTTTTAGAAATAGGTTTAATGCAAATATTAGGATCAGGTAACTGTATAACAGCAGATATAGCGTATAATGATGATAACGACTCAGATGACGTTATGTACTACGCATGTACTAACTAAAACAAACACAAAACAATAAAATCAATATATAGTAATATGGCAGCATTAAAAGTATTAAATTTCGGATACAATAAAGAATATGAAAGACCTGTATTTTCTACTTCTAAGAATGGTAGATGGATAGATTACGGGAAGGATAATAACTATCCTGCTTATCTTTTAGACGTATTCCACAACAAGAGTAATAAGCATAAAGCTATTATATCTAAAAAAGTGGATATGACTACAGGAAATGGTATAGTTGCTCCTATAACTACTGCTTTACAAGAGTTTTCTAAAAACAAATGGAATAATTCGGATTTAGAGCAAATAGCTATCAGACTTAATTATGACTTAGAGATCATGAACGGATTTTCTTTGTTTGTAAAGTGGAGTATTGATGGACAAAAGGTAGTTGAAGTTGAGTGGTTACCGTTTCACAAATGTAGATTGAGTGAATGTGAACAATATATCCTTGTTTCTAAGGATTGGAGTAATACAAGAAAGAATGAGAACAAACCAGTAACATATAAGAGGTTTGATGCAAGACAAACGAGTGAATTTAAGACACAAATCTTCTATCATGTTGAATTGAGTAATGGAATTGACTATTATCCTTTACCTTATTACAGTTCTACGTTGAATTGGATTGAATTAGACTTTGAAATCTCTAATTTTCACTTATGTGGTGTAAGAAATGGATTTAGTCCGTCATTTATGTTGAATATAGCAACAGGTATTCCAACAGATGAGGATATGGATTTAGCTTATAGACAATTAGAACGTAAATTTGCAGGTACATCAAATGCTAATAAATTATTAGTTACTTATAGCGAAGGAAAAGAGCAAGAACCAAGCTTAGTACCTATACAAATGAATGATAGTGATGAGCGTTTTATATTAATTCATAAAGAAATGATGACTGAGATATTTATTGGTCATTCAGTTACATCACCGATGTTGTTTGGTATTCGTGAAGCAGGTTCATTAGGAGGTAAATCAGAACTTTTAGAAGCATTAGCTATATTTCAATCAACTTATATTAATGGAAAGCAATCTATTATAGAAAAAGAGTTGAATAAGATAGCAGCATTCGCAGGAGTAACTGAGAAAATCGTATTTGCAGATTATGAAATTGATTTTACTGCAATTACTGATACATCAGATGAAACAACAATTTAAATAAATAAATTATGGGATTGATATTATTGACAAATGCTAATGCAGTAAAAAGAAATTCAGCAATACAAGATAACGTAGATGATAAGTTAATTGGACCTTATATTCAAAAGGCTCAATTTACACATATTCATCAGATATTAGGTACAGACTTATACGAACGCATATTAAGCGATATAAAGGACGATACTTTAACTGTTGTCTATAAAGCTCTTTTAGATAAGTTTGTTGTACCTTGCCTTATAGAATGGACTGTGTATGAGGTTATGCCTTTCATATCACTCAAACTTGATAATAAGTCTATAACAAAAGGTAATAGTGAATTTAGTGATGCAGCTGATTTAAACGATTTAAAGTACCTTAGACAGACTGTAAGAGATTTAGCTAACTTCTATAATCAAAGGCTTATAGACTTCTTAAAAGCTAATACAAACATATTTCCTGAATACTTAGGGAACAGTACAATAGATAAATTAAAACCCACTAATAATAGAAACTTATTCGGTGGAATCTATACAGGAGATGGTAGATCAAGCAAATGTGATTTTGGTGTAAATTTACCTAAATAAAGTAACGGACTTAGGAACAAACATGACAACCTAAGCGTAAACATAATTATATGGCAAATCAGACAGAGTATTTAAAAAGTATTGGAGCAGCAGACAATTGCGTTCAATTAGATGGTACAAATAGTGCAGGACGTACGAATTTATTAATGACAGCAGCGTCAAGTTATGACATATCATTTTATGTTGATTTAGATGCAGGTGTACCAGCTTATGCTGCGTTTTTTGGTGGAAGAGCTGGTGGTTCTAATGGTTTTAATATTGCTAATAACGGTGGTCAAATTCAAATATCGCATAATACAACAGTATTACAAGGCGGTATTGATTTAATTGGTGCTGGAGTTACTAAAGTACGAGCTACTTGGGATGGCACAGTAGTTAATTTGTATGTTGATGATGTATTGGTTGGTACTGCAAATAATAGTAGCCCAATTACCTCAAATGCTGTAATAGCTATTGGTGAGCGTTCACCTAGTTTTGAATCTGGACCTTATATTAAAGCTAAAATATTTGATATTAAGATAGATATAGATAACAATCCATTACATTTTCCAGCAGCAGAAGGTAAAAATTCAATATCGTATGCTAAACAAGATAGAACTAAACAAATTAATTGGTTTGGTGGTTATGAATGGAAAGAACAAAACGAATATTTCCCAAACTTTATAGATGGATATACAGAAGGTGTAAATAGTATTGCACATTCAGAGGATTTAGATGATAGCTTTTGGACAAAAACAAACTGTACAATAACTGCAAATGATACAGTTGCTCCAGATGGAACAACAACAGCCGATTTATTCTTACCTACAGGAAATTCAGCAAACGTACCAACTAATATTGACGTACCAACAGAAGAAACTGTATATATATTAAGTATGTATGTTAAGAATAAGGATTGGACTGGGACAACACAAAAATCATTAGTTACAAATGCAGCATCAAATGTAACATATTTAGGAACTGGATTTTCTCTTACAAATGAATGGGTAAGAATACAAGAAATCTTTACAAAACCAGCAGGAGAAACTACTTTAAGAGTTAGAGCGGGAGCAATTGGTTCAAGAGATGGAACAGGTGGTTATTGGGTATGGGGAGTACAATTACAAGAAGGAATTGCTTCAGATTATCAAAAAACAGATGGACAACCAGTAAATGAAGTTAAATTACCTTATTCAATCGCAGGTTATGACTTATCATTCGATACAGGAGTCAGTTTACCACAATTCTTTAAGAATTTAGGTGTTTCAAGTATAAATGAATCAGCTGGGAATCAATATGCGTTCTATAAAAACATCTCTTATGATGATGGATCAAGAACAACGAGTCAATATCAGTTTTATGCTAGAACAGGATTAAGTAGATATAACTACTTTAAGAATTGGAGGAATGAAACAGAGTTCTACAAGAAAATTGATGTAACTAACATACGTGACTTCTATACTTTTTACAAGAATGCTGCTCGTATCATGAAAGAAACAGGTGATTTCTGTAATATTGATGCTTTGCGAGTTGGTAACACATATAATATTGCTGATTACCCTTATTTGTGGTATGATACTTCAGCGTTTAGTACATACAAAGATGAAACTTTTAGGATTGCAAATGATAACGCATTATACTTAGATGGTATTGATGCTGGAGGTTTATTACAAACACCAGTAACCTTTACCGAAGAGTTTTATATTGAAGAGTATTTAAAAATTGATGAAACTAATGGTCACATTTACGCAGATTCAAATGGTATAGCACGAATATTTGTTACAGGTGATATATTTAGATTTGGAATGTCAAATGGTGGTGGTGTCTTTCCATCAGATAGTATTGTTGTTTTAGGCGAATTGGTATTATATAGATTCCGTTGTTATATTGATGGAGGAGTAGTAAAATGGGATATATCAAAAGATGGTGTATTAGTAGATACAGTTGTAACAACAGAAACTACAATTAATATTACTATTGATGCTTTTGGTTTAGTTCGTGGTGCTGGATCAAGTGTTGGTACTTTTGAAGGAACAAGATTTGGTTTAGATTTGAATGGTACTAAATTCAACTTTGCAGAAGGAGAAGGTAATAGAACATTTGAAAGAGGTAACTCAGAAAACTATATGGAGTTGAGTGGTGGTTATAGTTGGGTTAGTCAAGATAGATTTGTTCCTAATAGAACTGAAGGTTACTCAGCTGGTCCATACTTTAATGGTGTAGATAGTAAAGTTGTATTTGATGCTTGGGATTTAAGAAATTCTACTTTTAGAATGAAGTTTTTATATGATGAAAATGCTCCAGAAGGACAAATAATTTCTTTGCACGACAATAGCAATTCAGCAAGAATATTGAATGCTACTATTAATGCAACTGTAACTGGTAATAATGATTTCATTATACAAATAAGAGATTTATCAGCGACTAATTTAGATACTGCTAGTTGGAATGGTTTAGTTACGGGTGAAGTATATGAATTAATTGTGACTTTAAATAGTACTGCTGATAATTTTACTACAAAAACTTTAAATGGTGTAACTTCTACAAGTTCATCAGGTGCTAGTAGAGTAAGAGATGGTCAAACAGCTGATACATTCTATTTAGGAATTAGAGATGGTGGTGCTTTTCCATTTAATGGTACAATATTCAGTTGTGAAGCTGCTGGTTTGCATAAATGGGTAGGTCAATCAAATTGGATAGATTCTATTGGGAATAATGATGGAGTAGTGACAAACGTAGATATAGCCAAATTACCTTTTGTAGTCGAAGATACAAACATATTACCATCAGGTGTAAATTTACTAACTAATGGTGATTTTGAAACTAATATAAATGGCTGGACACCAAGACGAAATTGTATTGCTACTTGGGAAGATGGTAAACTTAGGACTACTAATGGTGCTATAAACGAAGCAGGAGTTGATCAAGAGATTACTTGTGTAATTGGTCAATCATATACGATAACACAAACAGTCAGTAGTTTATCTGGACTTAGTAGATGTTGGATGCGTGTTGCAACTGCAAATATGGCGAGTCAAGCTACCTTTTTACTTAATGTTTCAACAAATATAGGTACAGGTACTTTTACAGGTACTTTTACAGCAACTCAAGAAACACTATATGTTTATTTGCAAAACTTTTCGGGTGTTACTGGTGATTATGCAGAATGGGATGATATTTCAGTTCCAGAATTAGTACCTAATTATAGTAATTTACCAACAGCATGTACTGATTTTGGTACACAAGCTGAGTATGATGCTATCACTACTATATCACTTATTGGAGAATCATTAAGTACTGACTTTACAAGTACCTTTTTT